TTTCTAACGAATTAATTTCTCGTGATGAAGGTGTTCATTGTGATTTTGCCGTGCATTTACATAACCATCATTTAGTTAATAAAGTTCCAAAAGAACGCATCAGAACCATCATTGTAGATGCTTTAAATATTGAAAGAGAATTTATTACAGAATCGTTACCTGTTTCACTTATTGGAATGAATTCAAACTTAATGAAACAATATCTTGAATTCGTAACTGATGGATTATTAGTTAAATTTGGTTGTAAAAAAGAGTTTAACGTGGAACAACCATTTAAGTTTATGGAACAAATCGCTGTTGAAACAAAGGGTAATTTCTTTGAGTCAAGAACTATGGAATACCAAAAAGCAAAACTAAATGAAACATTATCTTTTGATTCTGATTTCTAATTTATTTTTATTAAAAATATGATGTCACTAAAAATTAAAAAAAGGGGCGGTGAAGATGCGTCCTTTAATCCACAAAAAATCTATAGCAGAATTAAAAGAGCGGCAAAAGGATTAACTGTGAATTCTGATGAAATCTTCATTAAAGTTATTACTTCTGTACCTACGGAAGGTGTAATTACAACTAAAGAGTTAGATAAACTTATATATGAAATCGCGGCTGCCTACACAGGCAGTCATCACGATTATTCAAGACTTGCATCGTCAGTTGCAATTTCTTCATATCATAAAGAAACCGACCCGAGTTTTTCAAATACAATACATACGTTACATGTTGACGGTATTGTACATGACGAACTAATGTCAATTATTGAAAAATATGGTCCGAGTAAAATTGATGAGGTTATTAATCATGAAAATGATTATAACTTTGATTATTTTGCTTGGAGGTCATTACAAGAAATGTACTTGTTAAAAACACCTGAAGGTAAAGTTATTGAAAGACCTCAACACATGTATATGAGAGTTGCTCTATGGGTAACTAACACGTATGAAGAGGCTGTAGAATATTACAATTCATTATCAAACCAACGCATATCAAAGGCAACACCTATTATGATTAATGCGGGTACAAGAGTACCCCAATTAGCATCTTGTGTGTTACATTACAACAACTCCGACTCAAGAGAAGGGTTATTAAAAACTTTGAATGACATTTCAACTTATTCGTCTGACGCCGCAGGTATCGGACTATCAATGTCTAACATTCGTAGTAAAGAAAGTAGAATTAAATCGTCAGGTGGTTTTGCTGGTGGGTTATTAAAATATTTGAAAATAGTTAACGAGTCATTAAGATTCTTTAATCAACAAGGTAGAAGACCTGGTAGTGCTGCTATCTATTTGGAACCATGGCATAAAGATATTATGGACCTATTGGAGATTAAAAAGAACACAGGTGCTGAAGAATTAAGAGCAAGAGATTTATTCACAGCGTTATGGATTCCTGATAACTTCATGAGAGCAGTTAAGAACAATGAAGATTGGTACTTATTCTGTCCTAATGAAACTATTAAATCAGGAATTAAACCATTACAAGAATGTTTTGGTGACGAGTATGAAGAGAACTATCAAAAGGCTGTCGATTTAGGAATCGGTAGAAAAGTTAAAGCTCAAGATATTTGGTCTAAAATTATCGAGTCCCAAGTTGAAACAGGTGTTCCTTATCTATGTGCTAAGGATAGCGCGAATAAAAAGACTAACCACCAAAACATCGGCGTGATTAAACAATCAAACTTATGTAATGAGATTTATCAATACACAGACGAGGTAACTACGGCAATCTGTACATTATCTTCTATTGTATTGAAAAACTTTATTGTTGATGGTAAATTCGATTACAAACTATTAATTGAAGAAGTTAGAAGAGCGGTTAGAGCGTTAAACAACGTTATTGACAAGAACAATTATTCAACTGAAAAAGGTTTAAAGGGTGGTCTTGAACAAAGAGCAATCGCGATTGGTACTCAAGGGTTAGCAGACGTATACTATCTTATGGATTACATCTTTACATCAGAAGAGGCTAAGACCCTAAACAAAAATATATTCGAAACTATCTACTTCGCAGCGATTACTGAAAGCAATGACCTATGTAAGAAAGGTATTAGAGAACCGTATAAATTCTTCGAAGGGTCACCAATGTCAAAAGGTATTTTCCAATTTGATATGTGGGGATTAAATGAATCTGAGTTATTCTTGGATTGGGAAAAATTAAAAGAAGAGGTAAAACAATACGGAGTTTGTAATTCATTATTTACGGCTCAGATGCCAGTGGCATCTTCAGCCAAGATTACAGGTTCATTCGAAATGACAGAACCGGCTCACTCAGCGTTATTTAACAGAAGAGTTGTTGGTGGTGAAATCATGATTGTTAACAAATACTTAATTAATGACTTTGAAAAAATAGGGGTGTGGTGCGAAGATTTGAAAAATGAAATCATTGTAAATGAAGGTTCAATCCAAAACATTAATTTTAACCAATACCTTGACCCTGAAGATAGAAACTACAATAAAAAAGTTAAGAGAACTGAACATTTAATTCCAAAATATAAAACAATTTGGGAAATCTCTCAAAGAGAATTGATTGACATGGCGGCGGATAGAGCTCCGTTTATTGACCAATCACAATCAATGAACATTTATATGAGTAATCCAACATTGTCTAAAATTACATCTTCACATTTTCACTCGTGGGAAAAAGGATTAAAGACATTATGTTACTATGTCAGAACAAAGGCGATTTCAACAGGAGCAAAGCACTTAGCGGTTGATTTATCGAGAGTACAGAAACCAAAACAAACGGTGGAAACTCCGAAGATAGATTACACCAATATGAATTTACCTCCAAAACCTGATGGTGCCGAAATTGAATGTTTCGGTTGTTCATCTTAACACATTAAATAATCCCGACCAACATCGGGATTATTTATTTTGTGCTATTTATAAGGAAAAACGAGGGTATTATATTTATAGTTATGGCAGATGGAACTACATATGGTATTAATTTTCCTTTTAGAGATTCTAAAAGAGGGGATTACTTACAATTAACAGAGTTTGAAGCTCAACAAATTAAAGGGGATTTAGTTCACTTATTATTAACCAGAAAGGGTACAAGATATTACTTACCTGATTTTGGAACAAGACTATATGAATTTTTATTTGAACCTTTTGATGGTCTTACATTTGACGCTATTCAATCGGATATCAGAGAAGCGGTATCGAGATACATGCCAAATTTATTATTAAATAATATCTCAATCACACCTGCGGACCCAATGGAAGAGGTGGATATTGCTGAAGGACAAAACATTGTGGGAAGTAGTGACTCACCAGTATATAGATTTCCCGGTAAGGGAACATCTGAATATACTGCAAAAATTAAAATAGATTACTCGGTAGAATCAAACACATTTGCTCAGAGTGATTTTGTAATTATCAATATTTAATATAGATGGCAAATCGTAAAATATCATATACAACCAGAGACTATCAGGGAATAAGAACTGAATTATTAAACTATGTAAGAACATATTATCCTGAACTTATACAGGATTTTAATGATGCGTCAGTTTTCTCAGTATTCTTAGACTTAAACGCTGCCGTTGCGGACAACCTACACTATCACATTGATAGAAGTATCCAAGAAACAGTACTTCAATATGCCCAACAAAGGTCTTCAATATATAACATTGCAAGAACCTACGGTTTAAAACTACCAGGACAAAGACCTTCAGTTGCTCTTGTTGACTTCTCAATCACAGTTCCTGCGTTTGGGGATAAAGAAGATGAAAGATACTTAGGTACCTTAACAAGAGGGTCTCAAGTAACAGGAGCGGGTATCGTTTTTGAAAATATCTATGATGTTGATTTTACTTCACCATACAATTCCCAAGGTTTCCCAAATAGATTAAAGATTCCAAACTTCAATGCCAACAACGTATTAATTAACTACACTATAACTAAACGAGAGTTAGTTGTTAATGGTATTACTAAAGTATTCAAGAAAGTGGTTAGTCCTAACGATGTTAGACCATTTTTTGAATTATTCTTGCCTGAAAAAAATGTGTTAGGTATTACAAGTGTATTACTTAAGAGTGGTACTGAGTATAGTAATATACCAACAAGTGCCGAATTCATAGGACCATCTAATAGATGGTATGAAGTAGATGCGTTAGCCGAAGATAGAGTTTTTGTTGAAGACCCTACGAAAGTATCTGACCAACCTGGTATTAAAGTTGGAAGATACATTCAAACACAAAACAGATTTATTAGTGAATACACACCTGAAGGGTTTAAAAAAATGACTTTTGGTGGTGGTACCAATACTGCTCAAGACGCTTTAGACCAATTTACAACAGTAGGTGCAACATTAGACTTACAGAGATACTCAAACAATTTCTCATTAGGTTCGGCATTGGTTCCAAACTCAACACTATTCATACAATATAGAGTTGGTGGTGGATTAGCCTCAAACTTAGGAACAAACGTAATTAATCAAATTGGTACCGTATCGTTCTATGTTAATGGTCCTTCAGAATTAACAAATTCTTCGGTAGTTAACTCATTAAGGTGTAATAACGTAACCGCAGCAATTGGTGGAGCGGGTCTTCCATCTTTAGAGGAAATTAGAAACTACGTATCGTTTAACTTCTCAGCTCAAAAAAGAGCGGTAACAGTTCAAGATTACGAATCCATAATTAGAAATATGCCATCAGAATTTGGAGCACCTGCAAAAGTTTCAATTACTGAAAACAACAACAAAATATTAATTCAATTACTATCATACGATACTTCAGGTAAGTTAACTAACATTGTTTCTGATACTTTAAGACAAAATGTTGCAACATACCTATCAAATTATAGAATGATGAATGATTACATCTCAATCTTAACTGCTGAAGTTATTGACCTTAGTGTTGATGTTCAAATTGTTTTAGATTCTGCTCAAAATTCGGGACAAGTTATTGCTGACGTAGTCGACAAAATATCAACATATTTTAACCCTCAAGTTAGACAGTTAGGTCAAAATGTGTACCTTTCAGAACTTAGAAGTATTGTTCAAAATCAAAACGGTGTATTAACAGTTGCGGGAATAAATGTTTATAATAATGTAGGTGGGCAGTACTCTTCTGCTGAAACATCTATGGAATATTCGGACCCTGAGACTAAAGAAATTTTACCTGTTGACGACACGGTATTTGCACAACCTTCACAAGTATATCAAATTCGTTATCCAAACAAAGACATTAGAGTTTCGGTTAAAAATTTCCAATCAGTTACCTTCTCTTAATAGGTTTATTCTTAGTACGTTTAGTTTATTATTAAAAAGATTGTGTTCATACTTTAAAAATAACACATAAACTATTTATAAATTAAAGTTACTACATGGGTCTATCGTATAGAATAAAAACCGAACTCGGTGATAATAAAACAATCAATGTCCAATTAGACCAAGAGTTTGAATTCTTAGAAATCTTATCGTTAAAGATACAACAATCAGAGATATATACAAGAAGCTGTGCTGATTATGGTGTTATTGTTGGTAGAGTTACCGCTAATAATGGTTTAGGTATACCTAATGCAAGAGTCGCTGTGTTTATCCCAATAACTAATGTCGATGAATCTAATCCAATAATATCAAGTATCTATCCTTACGAATCCCCTTCAGACAAAAATGAAGACGGATATCGATACAATCTTTTACCTTACGAAAAATCCTATTCAAAACACGCCGCAACAGGAACTTTACCAACAAGATCGGATTCTCTAACTGGAATTACTGCCGTTGAAATATATGATACGTATTATAAATATACTGCCAAAACAAATGAGAGTGGTGATTATATGATAATGGGGGTTCCGTTAGGGGATCAAGCAATTGTTATGGATGTTGATTTATCTGATATTGGAGAGTTTTCACTAACACCTCAAGATTTAATTAGAATGGGTTTAGCTACAGAATCTCAAGTTGCGGGTTCCAAGTTTAGAACTTCGACAGATTTGAACTCATTACCTCAAATTATTAACTTAGTTAAAAACGTTGAGATCTCTCCATTATGGGGAGATTCGTCACTTTGTCAAATCGCAATAAATCGATTAGACTTTGATTTAAGAGATGATGCGAACGTGGATATCCAACCAACCTCTGTGTTTATGGGTTCAATGTTTTCAACAGCAGATAGTTTTAGGTTAAGGGCTAATGCTAGACCAAGAGATAATATGGGAAACTTATGTTCTTTAACTACGTCTCCAGGTCAAATATTATCAATTAGACAAACAATACAACAAGACGAAGATGGGAATCCTGTTTTAGAAGAATATGAATTAGAGCAGTCTGGTAATGTTATCGACGGTAATGGTACATGGTTAATTGAATTACCAATGAATTTGGATTATTTAACTACCAATGAGTTTGGAGAGAAAGTATTGTCTAATGACCCAACTATTGGGATACCAACTAAATCAAAATATCGTTTTAAAGTTAAGTGGACTCAACCAAACGATTTAACTTTACAAACAAGAAGGCCTTATTATTTGGTACCAAATGTTAAAGAATACGGATGGACATCACCAACTGCAGACCCAACAATTAAAGGAATACCAACAACAACTAATGCTAAACAACAACAAAGTTCTTATTATTTTGGGTTAGCGTGGAGCGGATATACTAACGGGTTTACCGGTCAAAGAAGAATCGATAGGCTTAACGAAGTTATAAACTGTGAAGACACGTTTTATGAATTTCAATATAATAAAGTACATACCGTTTCTTCGTTAATTGACCAATTTAAAAAAGGTGGAGGTAATGGTAAATTTATTGGTATTAAAGAAATCGACAGTCAAGATTGTGAAGATAGTGTAAATAAGTTTCCTGTTAATGACGGGTTTAGGAATTTCGATTTTCTATTCTTTTTATTTTCAATAATTTTTACTGTAATACAACCCGTTGCGTTAATTACGTTAACTGTTGCCCACATATTAATTTTTCTATATAATTTAATTATTCAAGTAATATGTTGGATTTGTGGTACTAGAATACCAATTATTAAAGTTTACCCGTTCAGATGGATTTGCAAAGCGTTAAATATTAACTGTAATAAGAAAAATTATACGATTAGACTACCAATGATAACCTATCCTGAATGTCAGGCTTGCGAGTGTTCTCAAGATTTAAAAACGTCTAGAAATGCCGGTCAAAATGAAACAGGGTCAGGTATTTTAAGTTACGTGTCCTCGCCTGATTCATATTATGATTTATTGGCGTCAGTTAAATTTTCAGCAGACACTGAAAATGGGGATGACCTATCTATAATGAACTCCGAGGCGATTGCTGGTTTGGGATTACAACAATATATTGGAGATACAACAAGGTATAAAATACCTCTTTCACAAGAATTAATTTCAAGAACAGTTCTTTCTACTGACTTACCAATCGGTGAAAGAATCAATATTTTTAATAATAGAAGTTCTTACTTTAACGGAGAAAATAAAATAAAATTAACATTTGCAAAAGATAGTAATCTTGGAAAATATCATTATGATAATACAATAACAGTACTGTGTCAAGAACAATTTGAGGCTGGAGACCTTTTAACTTTTGTTAATTTAAGTGCCACTACAGACACAAATTACCTTTATAGCGCTTCAACTGCGGACGGTATTATAACAGGTATTAGCGGGGAAACGTATAACGGCGGTGGTGCGACATATGTAGACATTTCATATGCAACAACCCAAACAACAAATATTGTTACTCCTGTAAGATATGTACTTCCTTATGGTTCTGAAGAAACTAATTATAAATTCCCTTCAGATGTGGAATATTATCAGGTAGTGACTGCAATAACTGTATCAGACGCTGCAAAAATATGGAATAAAGATACAACACAGTCGTTTGGTAATATATTATATGCTAACAGTCAAACGTTACGTTATGTTTATGTGGATTCTAAATTTTTAAGAAGTAGTAAATGGGAAATAGAAACCACTGAAAATATTAGTCCGTATGAATATTTTACTGATGGCGGTAGTCAATATATTTTAGTACTCCAACGAGGAGTGGATCCATATTCTCCAAAATATGCTAATGAATATAGTCTCGGTAATTTATTTGGAACGAATGAGAACGACCCTAATTGGACATTTACTGCCAATACTAGAATAAACATACCAATTCAAAAAGTTAATCAGAGTAGTCCCACGATTCAAAACTACAATCAAGATGAGATGTATTTTCAGTCATATTTTTTCAAACCAGGGACAACAACTACACCAACAGCGGGACAATCCTTCACAGGATTTACAACTACCAATACCGCGTATTATGGATTACTTGACTCAACAACGGCAACAAGACCTAATAAAACCACAATAAGTTCTGGTAAGGTGATTACAATAACTTCAAATGGGTTTTACACTTCAAATGAATCCGCATCGAAATACGACTTATCTGAAGATGTTAGTGGGGTGGCGTTTATGGGTAGTAATAATTTTAACTCACTTAAATTGAGTAATCCATTTTTTAATGATTTAGGGTATTCGTATTATACTAAAACATTTTTTAGTACAAATCCAACTATGACAATTGGTAATGATGTTAAAAATATTTTAAGAACAGATAGACTTCCATCCTCAGATGGATTAGATGGTTCTTCATTTACTAATAACCCATCGTTACTACAACAAAACAATAATTTCAGTATTTATTTGATTAACACTGATTCTGAGGATATCACGTCAGACGCGTTTTCAACAGGTGCTCAGACGGTTACCGCCGATTTGGAGGGATATGGAAACTTTACTGCAAATGTTTTAGAAAGTTTTAATTGTGAGAGTATGGTTGGATTAGACTGTTATACAGGATTTGGTGATAATTTCACTATCAATCAAAATTGTACCACTAAAGACGCTGTTGAGGGAGGATGTTACATGTTTTTGAGGAGACCATTAATTGATTTATTTAAAGATATTGGCAATTTCGGAGAGTGGGGATTTAGATTTAGATTTTTCTACGGGTTGTGTCGAGGAGTCCTATCTCAATCTTTTATGAATAATTGGATTAATGGTTCATTATATGCGTTTCCATTACAGGTAAACACTTATTATGATAGTAAGAACAAACCTGAGTACCCAAATTTTGCTAACGACGTTGCTTATTTTAATATGGACAGTAATAATTTTTATTACAGAAGTAGTCCTTGGAATAACACATCAAACAAATTTATTGGTAAAAGAACAGGGAACGTCGGAACACTAAACGATTTAAATTTATTATTCCCAACAACAATCATAAATTTAGGAATGAAAGATTATTTTTATTCCGAAATAACCTTTGACTCATCAACAAAAGGATACATAATACCAAATATTGAGTCTACAAGCTATGGCGATACCTCAGATTTAATTAATTTATTTGTAATATCTCGAATTACTGATGAGTCATTTTTGTCTCAAATAATTGTTCTTGGAGACAATTCTATCAACCAATTATTCTCAAGGCCTGAAAAAAGAATCGATGGTGATTTAGCTCAACTTATGTCCATAAATTCTGAAATAGGTAATATAAAATTTTCACCTGAATATTATGATATTAAACCTGGAGCTATTAACCCAACTAATATATTAGGGACGGAAAAAGAACCGATTATTGCTGTATGGTTTTCATCAACCACTCAAGATTTACAGACCAAAGATTACTTAACACCTGGTAGAATTAATTTCAGGGGTTCTGATAATATCGGTTATTATCCATACCCTTATGGTATTAAATCCCAGTTAGTACCGTTCTATCAATGGAAGTTGGCGTCAGGTAGTAACACAATTTTCGGAAATCAGAATAATACTTGGGCGACAGATACTCAAGATATTATTCAAAATAATTATCAGTCTTTAGATAGGTCAACAACAAACACTAAATATTATTTAAATGGAACCTCGGTGGCGAATGATTTGACCGCGAGAGGGTACATATATAGTGTAGATGGAAATGTAACAAGTTACCCGACTGTAGGAGGGCAATACACATCAACACCACAAACCTCAAGTAGATTTTTAGTTGGAGCGCCATTCCAATTCTATTTCGGTGTGGTTAAAGGGCAATCTGCCTTAGACAGATTTAAAACAAAATACTCATTAGATGAATAAATATACAATAGTTCCAAGTTTTTTAAAGTATAAGGGAGCACCATCTGTTAATCAGAAAATTTCGATTAATCTTGACGAACAAAGTCAGGAAATTACCGAGTACGACAGAAGCGCTACAGTAAGTCTCGGTCAAGTTTATGATGACGAGAGGCAGGCTTGTACAATATTTAGACCAACTTTTAAAGTTACTTATTTATACGATAACACATATACAGGAACTACAGGGTATCTGCCGTTTCAAAATAATCTTTATTATATTTCACCCGAGTCGTCAAAACAAAGCGGTATTTGGAAAGGGTATCCTCAATATTATGAATATGACTTCTACAGGCCAGACGTTAAGGACCAACATTTCCAATATAAGACAAAAAGCGCTTATACTTATAATTGGTCTTATTACTTAACTTACCCATCGGATAACAATTATAATCAAGAATTGACGTATTATTCAACTAATTCTAACGATATTATTTGGAAAGCGAGTGACGGTATTCCGTTTACAATCACAAATACCTCACAGAATGGTAATGGGTTAATTTCATTTACTTGTGTTGCACCTCACGGACTAACACCAAATGAGTATGTTGAGTTATCATTAACTTATAGAAATTCAAACATTTTTCAAGTGTATTCATTAGGAACTGGATTATTTGGTACGGATGTATATACATTTAATGTATTAAATATTGGGTACACGGGTACAACATTTAACAATGGTACGACAGGTACTTTTAAAAGAGTGATTAATCCTGATAATTTAACTGAAACAAGGTCGGAATATTATGTTAAACAGTATAAGGTTTTAACTAACCTAACTGATTTGGCGGTTACTAAAGTTGGATTTGAAAAGAACGTTTTTGGGGAACAAATGAAGTTAGAATACAGTTCAATCACTCCAAACAACGTTACAAGAATTTCCCAAAAATCTAGTAGTAATGCCTACAACTTCACATCGAATTACGATATTGATTTGGCGGAATATAGAGATAACCAAATGAGACCGTTGTCTGAGATTAATCTTACAATCATAAATAAAGGGTTTTCAGGGTATTTTAACATGCCATTTGACGGCATTGGATTAAAACAAGGATGGGAATTTAATTTATCAAAAACAACTAATCCTTGGTGGAGTGATAATAACCAAAAATCGAACACAACAATTCCTGTTTCAGGGTATACGTTAACTAACGGTCAGACAAAAAGTTTTTTTTACAATTTGGATTTACAAAAGGACGATATTATGGATGGTGATTTTTGTGAGTGGAATAACTATGAACAAGTAGAAAGAGTTGTGTCACCATATTATCACAAAATGAAGTTTAATCAAACTGTATTCGCAACTACTACGGAACCAACAAACAACGCTCCAGGGTATTACTATAAACCACATAATCCTATGACTCTAAGAGTATTCTCCGATTATGTTGAAACAGGTGATTTAGAATTTTTAGACCAAGTTCCAAGTTGGGCTTTCTATTCTTCATCAGATGAACAGTTCAGATGGAGAGATTTGTTTAGTTATGGTTTTAGAGATAATACAGGACTAGGTGTTGACTACCCATTTTTGAACAGTGCACATTACCCATTTCAAAATTTTGTGTTTAGGTTGATACCTGAAGGAATAAACTATAACGAAGTTCAAAGTGACTTCTCATTTAAACCGTTAATTGATGAGTGTGAATAAATTTGTAATTAGACAAGACGGAGATACTGACAAACAAATTAATATTCCAGTGGAACTTAATTGGGACTACTTGGGATTAGATATGGCAATCCAAGAGTACGAAAAAGAAGTGATAACTGAGGTCATTGGAATCGGTAGAGATTTTGAAATTTCAAGATTCGCTCATGCCCCTGCCACAGGGACAACAAATAACACCGAAGTCAATTATGAGTTTTATTTCTATTCAGGTGGTTCAATGAATGACATTAATAATTGGAGAGTGAACTATCTAAGTGAAGGGTTCACACCTCAAGAAGTATACTATTATGAGAATAATTTTACTAACTCATTTTTTAAGTTAGATTTTTATGACACTCCTGACGAGAAAAAACAAACAAATTATCTAACGGTAATTTTACCAACACAGCAAGGTTTGAAGATGGATACTCAAATGCAAAGAACATTAGTATCGATTAAAAAACCTGAATTCGTATTAGATTATGTTGGAGATAAAGAGGGATTTTTTCTTTATTGGTTGAAAAAAAGAACATTTTTGGATGTCAATACGTTTTATATGAGTGCCAAATTTTTTAATGCCAAAACAGGTCAGTTTACGACAATGATGACAGGTAAAGGAACAACACCATTTGACTTAACCAACGGACCACAAGCCCTGTTGGAAGGAAATAAATATGCTTTTGATAACACACAATTTTTATACTATACGGTTAAGTTGGATTACCCAACTCAAACATATCAAGTGTTTAATACTTACGGTCAAAGATTAGGGACTAATTTACCCATAAAATGGTATGAATACGTAAATCCATAACAATGTCAGATTACTATAAAATAACGGTATCCCCCGAAAACGTTGCAAGAGACTTATCCATTGTGGATTACGATGGAACTCCTGTTGGGGTTTATTCTGCAATGACTAAAGTAGTTAGCTCGGGTCCAAACGGAACGTCATTGTTAACAAATTTAAGTGTACCCTTATTGTTTAGACAAACCGCAGTGGATGCAGGGTATTACAGTCCTTTTGATGGGGCGGTATTACAAAAGAATGTTGTTGCAAATTTTATATTTTCATCGACAACTGAAAATCCATATGTGTACAACATATACAACACATCAGATGAGTTTCAAAAATTTTTAAATTTATCATCGTATAAGGTAGATTGGGGTGACGGTACTCCAAAACAAATAATAACGAATTATGTACCAAACACACTGAATCATACATACCCATCGGAAACAAAAGAATACATTATAACCATGGAACAAACAAATCCGTGGGGAGTAACTAAAGTCTCTAAAAAAATAAATACACCATTCACTAACCCAACAATATATAACCCAAATGGAGAGGCGTTTTTTGCTCCTTCATCAGGTAATTGGGTGGGAACACCAGTGTCATACGATTATATATTTTCAGGGGATGCTGTTAATGTGGTGTCAGCACAAACATCAATTAACTACGTCACAATTCCATTCACCATTTCAGGGTTAACCAAGTCAAGGGTGAATGAGTTAGCTCAATACGGGTCACCAAAATTCCAAGTAGGGGTACCTGTGATTGCGAATGGGCAAATATGGGGGGCGATTTCTAATATTAACCCAACATTTACCGCTTACACTATAACAGGTGTTGATTATTATGATTACAATGACGGGATTACAATATTTTTTCAAGAGTCTTCAGGTCTAACTCAAAACAATTTAACCGCACAACCTATTACTAAAGATGAGGTTTTATTGAAAGTTGTTGACCAAGCACAAATACAAACCGACGTTTTTATTGAGCGTGGGGTAAATTCGGCTCTTGAGAGAATTATGAGATTGGGAGAAGTAGATAACTTGGGGGATATGATTAACTACGGTTACAATTTCTTTAACGTAGTTAATAAAGAAAGAACTAATTGAAAAAAGGAAACAAGGTATTTATAGATTATGAAAGTTTGTAGTAAATGTAATATTG